ATGTTCAAGATTATGTATTTTCAGATTTTAATTCAACACAACAGTCAAAAATCTGGGGCATGGTAAATGGTGCAAACAGCGAAGTTTGGTGGTTCTATTGTTCGTCAAACTCAAATGAATGTGACAGATATGTTGCATATGATTTTGTAGATAATCATTGGCTAATTGGTAATTTGCAACGTACATCGGGTATAGGTCGCGGCGTTTTTAGATATCCTATGATGGCAGAACACACCACAAAATCACATATTTACAATCATGAAGTTGGTTTTAATTATGATAATGAGCCTATATTTTGTGAGACAGGTGCTATTGTTGTCGGCAACGGTGACGAAATTTTAAAAGTTACAAGTGTAATTCCTGATGAAAAAACGCAAGGTGATGTTGACTTAACATTCAAGTCAAAATTACTGCCAAATGATACAGAAAGAAGTTTCGGTCCTTTCAACCCTGCAAACCCTACAGCAGTGCGTTTTTCTGGGAGGCAAATAAAAATGCGAGTTGATGGTGTAAGCAATGTTGATTGGCGAGTTGGTGTAATGCGGTTAGATATAAAATCAGGAGGCACAAGATAATGCCAGTATCACCACCAGTATTAGGAGAAGATATAAGGCAATGGGGAAGGGCATTAAATACATTTTTATCAAGAAATTTAGGTAAATTATTTTTTAGAACATCTGCAGATAATCCTAGTGAAAACGGTATATTTTTGTGGGATGACGAAAAAAATTATCCTGTTGTTTCTGCGCAAAATACCTTTAGGCAAATAGCTATGCAGCAAGCAACTCCTGCATCAAGTATAGGTGCAGCAGGTGACAATGTGGGAATGATAAGTTGGGACACAAATTATATTTATGTTTGCACTGCAGCATATAATGGGTCAACAGCTATATGGAAGCGTGTTGCCTTAACAAGTTACTAGGGGTGTATTGTAAATAAAAATGTGTTATAGAGAAAATAATATGGAGCGAAGTGATGGGTATTTTTGATTTTTTATTAGGAAAGCCTCAACAGACTGTAATGGACGCTAGGTCACAACAGGCGAGAGATTTTATTCTAGATGAACTTGATAAAGTCTACGCTCAAGGACCGATAAATGTTCCTAAATATTTTGCACAAGTACCAGAAGCGGCATACAGTGGCACTAATAATCTATTATCATCGCTTGGTTTAGACACTGTTTCACCTCCTAATATGGGCAATAATATGGCAAATATTGGTGGCATGGATGTTTACACGAGCGATCTACTGCAAAAGCAAATGGAACAAGATTTTGCAAGTAGAAACCCATCACTTTACAATGAATTAATGGGAAATGTTGATGCACCAACAGCCTCACTTACACCAACAGCAACTAATACTGCAAGTAGCAGCGGTCAAGATTATGGCAGCGGAGGTTCAAGTGGAAACCGCGTGGCAGACTTTTTAGATCCAAACAATAGAATGGGTATGGCTGAACATTTAGAACGGCAGAAGAAAAATTACGCAAAAGGTGTTTCAGATGGTGCAATGGGGTTTGCACAAACGCCTGACGGTGGCATTTATGCTGTTGGATATGAACCGGGGCAAATGTCTCCTTTTGAGGCTGCAGAGCGTGGTTTTGTTATGAGAGACAAAAATCCATTTGAAATGTCGATAGGTGAGCATTTTGGTCAAATAGGGTCTGATGTTGTTGATATAGCTAAAACTGTAGCAAATGACGTAAAAGATTTGTCTTTGATTGGTAATCTTGTCAGTAAAATGACAGGTGGCAACGATAGCAAGCAAAGCAGCTTTCATGATGACATGGTTGCAAAAGCACAAGAACGAGCAAAACAAAAAACTAAAGGGTTAACAAAAACAGAAAAACGCGGCGGTGCAGCGTTAGATAGTCGTTTTGGAATTTCTGGACTGTAGAGGGTAAAATTATGATTGGTGACAACATATTTCAACAGGCACAAAATGCACAACAAACAGCAGGCAATGTTTATAATAACATGGCTACACAAGGTTTAAATCCTACAGCATATCAAGATTTTATGAACCCATATATTGATGATGTTATAAATCGAGCGCAGGCTGATAATGAACGAGCAAGGCAAATTGCTATCAACAATCGTGGCGCACAGGCAGAAAGTGCAAATGCATATGGCGGTTCACGGTCTGCTCTAGTAGATGCAATGACAAATGCAGAATATGATAAAAATGCGCTAGATATGGCAGCTGCACAAAGAATGCAAGGTTTTAACAATGCACAAAACTTAGCACAGCGGGACATGGGTTACAGACAGCAAGGCGCACAAAATTTGCAAAATCTTGGCAATCAAATGTTTGGTCAGGGTCGCTTTGGCATTCAACAACAACAACGTGCTAGTGATATGGCAATGCGGCAACAGCAACAGCTATTAGACGCTGCAAGAGCGCAAACACTAGCGAACTTAGGATATCCAAGAGAAAATTTAAGTTTTTATTCAAGTATTTTTGGCGGTCAACCAAGGATGAATGTTTTACAAAGAGAAACTCCCGGTTTGTTTGACATTTTATCAGGCATAGGAAGCTTGCCTTTTGGCGGGTTTAACCCATTCTCGGCAGTGAGTTTTTAATTTTATGATAACATGGGAAACCGTACAACAAGGCATATTTGATGGAGAAAGCGGCGGTGATTATGATGCACTTTTTAATTATCAAAACAGAGAAGGCGGTATTTTCAGCAATGTAAAATTAACAGATATGACCGTTGATGAAGCACTTTCATTTGCAGATCCAACAGGAAACTATGCTAGATATGTTGCAAGTAAAAATAACGGTCAAATCGCTACCCCGATGGGTGCATATCAAATAGTTGGCAGAACATTAAGAGATGCAAAAGAAAAATTAAATTTATCAGGTGATGAAAAACTAACAAAAAGTCTTCAAGATAAAATAGGAAAGTGGATATATAGTACACAAGGAACGAAGGCTTGGGCAGGCTACAAAGGTCCGAAAGAAACGTCAGAAGGAGCAAAAAATATGAACCCATTTCAAATGCAACAAATGCAACAACGACAAGGTGGTTTGATGGGTTTTCTTAGAGATCCTAGAACACGACAAACACTGACAAATTTTAGCAGAACAAATATCGGTAGAAGATTAAATGAGCAAGCTACACAAGAAATTGCAACAGGTGTTAAGAAAGCTGAAGCAAATGCAACCGCAAGGTATTTAGACACATTACCTAACGGCAAAAAATATGCTGATGCTATCAGAATGGGTATGCCTGCAAAAGAAATATTAGACCAGTATAGAAGCGATGAAGGTTTAGGAACTGACGGTAATGTGCAATCTTCAACAGCGTTATTTGGTGGTGGCACTATGATTGTTACTAGGGACGGTCAATTTATAGTAAAAGACACTAATAATCAAATTTTAAAAGGACAGGAAGCGCAAGACTATATAGATGCGTCAAATGCTAAAAAACAAAAATTTGACCAAGAAACTGCGGCGGGTAAAAAATTAGGGCAAATTACAGCTGAAAAAGCAGGTAAAATTTTCGATGATATTAAAGTTGTAAACGATTCCATTACGAATATTGATACTGCTATTGGAGCAATAGATGCCGGTGGTCTTTCAGGATTTTTTGAAAATTATCTTCCAAACATCACTCAAGCTTCAGCCGACTTAACAACAGCGATGAATGCAATGGGTTTGACAACTATTGCAGCTGCAACATTTGGCGCACTATCTGAAGCTGAAATGAAATTTGCTATAGCAACATCTGCGCCGCCAGATTTATCGCCCGGTCCACTTAAAGAATGGTTACTTAAAAAACGAAGAACACAATTAGCTGCAAGAAATGCATTAGAACAAGCGGCAATCTATCTTTCAGCATCTGGAAATACTTTAGAAGGATATCTAAAACAGCAAATTGAAAATCGTGAACAAGCTAATGCTGATAACCCTTACATGACAAAAAGTTTAGATGATTTGTTAAAATTAGCGCAAGATTTTAAAGACAGAACGGTTACATTAAGTCAAACACAACAAGCGCAATTACTGCAAGCTATAAAAGCTAAACGGTCGCCAGACTAAGGAAAAATAATATGGACGCTAATCAAGCTATAGATTTTTTAGAAAACAATATAAAACAAACAGAAAGCGAAGAAGCGTCTTCAGTAACAGCTGAATTAGAAGCTATAGTGGACGAGCAAAATTTTCTTGCACCAGATCCTGAGGTAAAAGAAGATGACAGAGGTTTTTTAAAAAGAACAGCTGATTGGTTTAAAGGCGGTCAAAGAGATAGCACTATACCAACTATTGCGGAAATGGCTCTAGGCAATACTGCACAAAAACTAGCGTTAGATGGTAGGCAAGCTACACAACTTGCAGCACTAATTTCAACAACAGCCAGTGACGATAGATTGCGAAGGGGCATTAAAAAAATATTGCCTGATGCTAATTTTACAAATGATGAATATGGAAATTTAGTTGTTATTTCACCAGTAACAGGAAAAGGTACACCGAAAGATAGTCAATATGTTAGATTTTACCCAAATCCAAAAGGTTTAGATAAAACAGATTTATTTCCATTAACAGCTGCAGCGGGTGGTGGTGCTGTTCTTGCGGGCGGTGCTGCACTTTTGGGTATTCCTGCGGGCGGTTATTTTGGATCTGCTTTGCTTGGTATGGCTGAAGGCGGTTTGGCTGAGTTAATAAGTTCTAGACTAACAGGTAGCGTTTATAAAATTTTTGATATTCCTTTAAGCGGTCTAGGTGGTGTATTAGGCAAAGCGGGTATGGACAAGGCTGCACAATTGCTAACAGGAATTGTTTCTAAGCTAAAAACAAAACCTTTTTCAGTTATAGATAAAACAACAGGTAATTTAAAAAAATCAGTGCAAGATGATTTGCGGTCTAATGGCATAGACCCTGATGGTATTAGTGAAAAGTTAGCGCAACAAATAAATGAGGCATCAAGTAGGTCGGTTGACGGTCAAGCTGTAGCAGCAACCACAGAAGCACAAAGTCTGCCTGTTCCTGTTCCACTTACAAAAGGGCAAGCGTCAGGCAATCCGAGCGATCAATTAATGGAAGACGCAATTACAAAAGGTGTTTACGGAGAAAGTAACAAAACTAAAATTGATGATATTTTGACAAAACAAACTGATAGAATAAATGAGAATGTTAGTTTTATTGAAGAAAGTTTAGGCGGTGGTGCGCCAAAACCGTCAACGATTGAAGTCGGTGAAAATATTCAAAGTACATTAAATAATATAAGACGCACTGAAAAACGAAGGGCAACTGACCTTTTTACAGAAGCGGGTGAAAAAGGTTATGCATTTATACCGACACAACACGCAGGGGAAGTAAGTGATATTTTAAGAAAAAGTGTCGACAGCTTTCCTAAATCAGAAATAGAAAATGTTTCTAAACTTATAGATGACATGGATGAAATACTGTCATCTGGCGGTGATATCAAAAGCTTGTTCGATATCAGAAGGCAACTTAATGGTTTTCAAAAAGGTTCACCGTCACAAGCAGCTGCAACAAGGCTAAAAAACACTTTAGATAGTGTATTAGATGGATTGGTAGAACAAAAATTGCTTGACGGAAATCCTGAGGCTGTAGCTGCACAAATGAAGGCTATAGCAAACTATAGAGATTATGCGTCACGTTGGAAAGATAAAGGTATTCTAAGGACATTAACAGAAGTAGAGCCAAATAGTGGCAGTTTACAACTCAAAAAAGACCCTGCGGAAATAGCAAATTTCTTGTTTAATTCGTCAGGAACAAAATTAATTAAACAACCAAAATTAAGAAATGATTTAAGAATATTAAAGGCTGAACTTCCCGAGGCAGCTTGGAACCAAATACGGCAAGAGGCTTTTGCAACTATTGTTAGACAAGCAAATATGCCGCAAACAGGGACAGCACAAATAAAATTATCTGGTGTCAAAATGAGTAACTTTTTATTCAAAATGACACAGGAAAATCCAGAAGTTATGAGGGGTTTATTTTCAGCTGATGAAATTAAATTGATGAAACGATTTGCTTCAGTAGCAAGAAGGGTAACAGACACAACTAAAAATGCTTCAAATTCAGCTTATGCAGCCGCAGGGATTTTATCACAATTATATAGAGCATTAGATATGAGTAGAATGGGACGTTTGGTTAGCAGTGTACCGTTTCTAAACACTATTCAAAGATTTGTAGCGGGTGAAGCAGCTGAAGAGGCAAGTCCACAAATGTTTAGAAGACCGAGTGTCGGGGCAGCAATAGGCGGGGCAGTCGGTGGAAGTGAAGAATTTGACCCAATGCAAAAACGAGCAGCTGAACTTGGTGGCAACCGAATACCGCAAGCATATTATTAAAAGGATAAACCATGAAAATTGAGGCAATGGATGACGAAACAGTTCAAGGCATTATTCAAAAAGCTGTTGAAGATGCGGTCGATTTTATAGAAGCAGAAATTACTGAACCGCGCTTAAAATCACAACGCTACTATGATGGCGAGGTTGATATAGGTTACGAGGATGGTCGGTCTAGAGTTGTTGCAACTAAATGTCGAGAAGTTGTTAAAAGTTTAAAACCATCAATTCAGCGTGTTTTTCTAAGCACTGAAAACGTTGTGGAATTTGTCCCGAGAATGCCAGAAGATGTTCAAATGTGTGAACAGATGACAAAATTTGCAAATTATAAATTTATGCAAAACGACGGTTATAGGCTGCTAAATGATGTTTTTCAGGATGCTATGGTTAAGAAAACAGGCATAGCAAAAGTCATGTATGAGGATATGTCAAAAAGCGAAATACATGAATTTAGAAATTTAACAGATGAAGAATTTAACTATTTAATAGAGCCTGATGAAGTAACAGTGATAGAGCATACAAAAATAGTTGAAGCGTCAACAGAAGACGAAGAAGGTTTAGAAGTTGAAACTGTTATTCATGATGTAAAAATTAGCAGACTAAAAACACAAGGTGATATTTCTATAACATCTATACCGCCTGAAGAATTTTTTGTTGATAGAAACGCACGAAGCATAGATGACTTTTTTGTAATTGGTCATAGAACAGATATGACCATTGGTGATTTGCTTGCAATGGGTTTTGATCATGAGGAGGTGCATAATCTTCAAGGTGACATGGCAACTTTTGAAGCTGAAAGTGAGTTTGAACGCAGAAACTATGCTGTTGATGAAGATGATGACGAAAGCACAGACCCAACAAGTAGAAAGGTTGTTGTAACGGAAGCTTACATGAAATTGGACAAAGAAGGTACTGGCAAACCTTTAATGTATCAGTTTATTCTGGGCGGCTCACATTATAAGGTTTTATCTTGTGAATTAGCTGAACAAGTACCTTTTGCTATTTTTGAAGTAGATCCAGAACCCCATGCTTTTTTTGGTAGCAGTTTAGTTGACCTCGTAATGGATGATCAAGATGCAGCAACTTCTATGCTAAGAGGTGTTTTAGACAATGTTGCATTAACAAATAATCCCGGACTTGAAATAGTAGATGGACAGGTTTCAGTAGATGATTTGTTAAATAATGAAATTGGTAGAATTGTTCGCGTTAAACAGCAGGGTGCTATTCGTGAACAAGTTGTTCCTTTTACAGCGGGGTCAACACTTCCTGCACTACAATACTTTGACAGTCTAGTTGAAAATAAAACAGGTGTCAGTAGAGCCTCACAGGGTTTAAATGCTGATGTTTTGCAATCAGCAAGTGCAACAGCTATTGCAGCAACGATGCAAGGGGCAGCCGGTCAAGCAGAAGTGATATCGAGAAATTTAGCTGAAGGTGGCATGAGAAGACTTTTTAAACTGATAGCAAACTGCATAATTAATAATACAGATAAGGAAGAAATTATCAGACTTAATAATGAATTTGTGTCAGTTGACCCGAAAAGTTGGAATGCAGATGCCGATATGATGGTAAATGTTGGTATAGGAACAGGACGTGAAGCTGAAAAATCTGCTGTTCTGCGAGAAACATTACAAATGCAAATGAGTGTTTGGCAGCAATACGGTCCAACAAATGGTTTAGTTACAATGACAAATGTCAGAAATACATTAGCTGATTTATTAAATAGTGTCGGATTAAGAAATACAGATCGTTATTATTTGCCTGTTACTCAAGAAAGTGAACAACAATTAATTAATCAGAAAAAACTAGAAGCAGAACAGCAACAGCAAATGATGCAACAAGGTCAACAGCAAACAGATCCAAACCAAGCATTTATGGCAACTGAGCAAATGAAAGCACAAACAAGAGCGCAAGTTGACATGGCAAAACTACAGTTAGATGCACAAAAAATGGCTAGTGACAATGAATTTAGAATGCATGAGTTAGCAATGAAAGATGATTTGCAGCGTGACGAAATGGTGCAAGATTTAGCCGTAAGGGTAGCTGAAATATTAGGGAAATATGAAACGGCAGTTGACACAACAGCAATAAAAGCCGAACAAGATAAAGTAAGACCACACAACAAAGAAATGATGGATGGATTACAAGAAACGAGCTATTAGAGCCAGAAATTTGTTAGGAAACGAAGAATTTCAGGGCATTATGAAGGATTTGCGAGAAGACCAATTACGTCTTATTGCGAATACGAGTGCGTCAGAGGTGGAAAAACGTGAGGATGCTCACGCCATTTATCGGGCGTTAAATGAAATTGAGTTTTTACTAAGGGCGGATGTAGACGCTGAAAAACTCATAGAACGAAAGGCAAGGGACGCTCATGAGCAGCACTGAACCTAACACAGGCAGTATAGACGATATTGCAAGTTTAATATCTGAACCGCCGCAAAAATTAGAAGATAATCTGGACGAAGTTGCTGAAGCAGTTATTGAGGAACCTCAGGACACTGAGACTGAAGAAACGGTAGAAGTAGCCGAGAGCGAGGATGTCGCTGACCACGAAAGCGATGAAGTAGAAGAAATCGTGGATGAGGATGGGCTAAATGACGACGAAGCCGTTCCCCTAGAACTTTCTGATGATATTGAACTTGAGTATAAAAGCGATGGTGAAATTAAGAAGGCAACCATAGGGGAGCTAAAGCGAAGTGCCGCAGGACAAGACTACATCCAAAAGGGTATGGAACAAAATGCAAAGGTTAAAAAAGAACTAGAGCAACTTACCCAAACAATGCAACAAGATCGTGCAAAGTTGAATGATTTTTTGCAAGCTATTGAAAACGGTGACGTTCCGCAAAAACCTATAATGCCTTCAAAGGAACTTCAAGAAAGTGACCCTTTTGGTTATTTAGAGGCAATGGAAGAATATCGGCAAAACGTAACTGCATATGAGGAGTTTAAAGCGAAAGCTGATGAACAACTTGCAGCTGACGAACAACTGCGTATTCAAGAAGAACAAAAGTATGCATCTGAACAGGCTGATCTTTTGCGAAAGGAAATGCCAGAGTTGAATGACCCTGAAAAAGGCAAACAGCTTTTAGAAGATATTCAAACTGTGGCAGTAGAATATTATCAAGTTCCTCCGCAAATTCTTGGCAGTTTAAAACATACATGGGAATTCAAGATTATGCGTGATGCCGTAGCCTATCGCAAACTGCAAACATCTAAAAAAGTTGTTGAAAAGACTAAAGGTGCAAGACCAATGGTCAAAGCGGGTGCGAAAAAAACAGCTAGTTCAACTAAAGTCATGAAACAAAAGCAAGCACGTTCTTCGATGCAAAAGTCGGGCAGCGTTGATGACGTTGCTAAATTTCTCTTGTCTTAAAGAAAGGACACTATCATGGCCGTAACTGCCAACACAAACGAAACATACGATGTTTCGACAATAAGAGAGGATTTATCGGAGGCAATGGCTTCGATAACGCCAACCGAAACTTTGCTGATGTCAAGTATCGGAACACGCAATGTTGACAACACTTTTTTCGAGTGGAGTGAAGTTGACTTAGCGGCAACTGGTGCGAACCGCCAAATCGAAGGCGACGTTGGACTTTCAAATACTGCTCCAACAAATGCCGTAAGAAAAGGCGGATACACGCAAATTTCAGCGAAAGTGGTCGAAGTATCTTCAACCAACCAAGCTGTTAACGGCGTTGCAAATGCTCAAACAGTTGCAAAACAAGTTGCTTACAAACTGAGCGAGTTAAAACGTGACATGGAGGCAATGCTTCTAGACAACGTGGCGGCAAACGCAGGTGCTTCTGGTACTGCTAGACAGACTGCGGGTCTGCCTGCTTATCTTACTACTAACGTGTCTCGTGGTGCTTCTGGTGCTAACGGAACAACGTCAGGAACAGGGGAAGCGGGTCATGTTGATGCTGCAGCAACAGATGGGACACTTCGTCCTATCACTGAGGCTCTACTCAAGGGCGTGATTGCTGATTGTTGGAACTCAGGGGCTACACCTAAAATTGTTATGTGTGGTTCAGCGCAAAAGCAAAAAATCTCAACCTTTACTGGTAACGCAACACGTTTCAAAGAGGCCGAGGACAGCAAGCTAAATGCAGCGATTGACGTATATGTTAGCGACTTCGGAGAGGTTCAAATCGTACCAAACCGTCATATGCGTGTTAGAACAGTAAGCAGTGTAGATTACACTCCAGACGTTCTAGTGCTTGACCCTTCATATGCAGAAGTTGCTTACTTGCAAACTGCGAAGCAAGAGCCGTTAGCGAAAACTGGTTTGTCTGAGCGTAGACTAATTTCTTGTGAGTATGGCTTGCAAGTTACTTCGCAAAAGGCACACGGTATCGTAGCAGATATCAACGCATCATAAAATTAGGTGGGGCAGAAATGCCCCATCACTACGGAGGACATTATGAAAGTAAAAATAACAACTGATAGAAAACCTTTTGTTAATGGTGCGCCTGCAAACAATGGTGACGAAATAGAAGTTGACGCAGCCGAGGGCGCAATTTTGTTACAAGCGGGTTTTGCATTAGAGTTGGGTGCATCAAAACCAAAACGTGCCAGAACTGCAACGGGTAAACTCAAAGCAGACGACCCCACAACACCAGATGTTAATGAAGCGTGGGAAGACGGTAAAGGGCCATCTAAAAAAGCAAAGAAAAAGAAAGCTAAAAAATGAGTGTTGCAACAAAATATTTTGACGAAGATGGTAAAATTGTAATTAACCGTAGTCAGGATATTCAGCGCATTTTAGATTTTAACAAAGAGCGTAATATTGACGGTCACAATCGCAAATCAGATATGAGGCTTGCGGGGTCAATACCGTTTGTTGTTATCGAAATGTGGATGAAGGAATGCGGTGCAAAATTAGGTAGCCCAGAACTGAACGCTTACATTAAGAAAAAATTAATGTCAGGTGAGTTTAGTAAGTTGGTGGCTAACGGTTACTAAATGGATCTGCCCAAGGTAAATATTGCTGTTGCTGCGAGTGCGGTGGTCGCGATAGTCTCTACGATTGGCGGTGGCATATGGTATGCAAGTTCACAAGCATCAATTATAGAAAGTCTTACTGAACAGGTTGAAACTCTTACAATAGAAAACAACGCAACTGATCGCACTAATTTAATTCGGGATGTGGAAGAAAATACAGAACGAATAGAAGAATTGATAGATTATGTAATTTCTTTAGAAGAAGAAGGTGAAGAAACCTTGGAAGACGTATACACCGAATTTGAGGATGTGTATGAAACGCAAGAAGGTTTTATTCTCCAATTCAATCAAATCGTAAAATTGCAAGCTAGAGTAAAAACTTTAGAAAACACATTAGAATTTATAGCAAGACGCCCAATGAATAACGATGGGAGATAAAAAATCGATCCTATTAGTTTATTATCGTCAATCAAATTAGGCGTTACCGCAGGAAAATCATTGGCCTCTCTTAGCAAAGAAATCGGTAACTTTTTCGATGCTACGGATAACGCAAAAAAGAGATTACAAAAAAAAGGTATCACTACTAAAGATGTCAAGAGTGAGGCTTATTCACGTTGGGCGGCAGAGATCCAAGCCGCAGAAGCTGAACAGCAGCTTAAAGAGTGGGTCTGTGATGTAAGGCAATCGGGGTTAGGCCCATCTCATTGGAACACTTTATTGAAGATCAGAAGGGAAGTTTTAGCAGAAAAGCGCGAAGCAGAGCGTATAGCGAAGCGTGAGGCACAGGAAAGAGCTGATTTGGCACTTACCACCGCTTCAATCATTTTGCTTCTCACAGCGGCTTTTATTGGCTCTACTTGGTGGCTGCATCATATGGGGTGGATTGATGTCCGAGACTATTTTAGGTGAAAGCAGTCGAGCGCGGCAAGAAATGGGCCGTTTACGATAAAAATGGACGTTTAATAATATTAGGTTATAATAGGCGCATATGTCAGGAGTACGCAGATGGCAGATTTCGAAAAACTCGACAAAGACAAAAACGGAAACCTAAGTAAACAAGAATTTTTGGCGTTGGAAGTAGAAGACCGAAAATTAAAAATTGCCGATGCAGATGAGAAGAGAAACACGGAGCGATTGCTAGTAAAAGCTTGCTGTGCAGGAATGTTGCTGTATCCCTTTATAATTCTTTTGGCTTCAGTATTAGGTTTTGAAACAGCGGCAAGTTTAATAACAGATATTGCCAGTGTTTATGTTGTGGCGGCTAGTGGCGTTGTTGTAGGATATTTTGGGTTTAATAGCATAAGGGATAAAAACGCATGATAGACAAGCTGATAGGCCCGGTAAGTGGCATTCTCGATAAGGTAATACCTGACAAGGATCAGGCTGCTAAACTAGCTCACGAGGTGGCTACAATGGCTGATAAGCATAGTCAGGAGCTTGCATTAGCACAGCTAGAAATATTGAAAGCTGACGCGAAGGGCAACTGGTTCCAATCGTCTTGGAGGCCACTCATCGGATGGCTCGGAGGAATCGGCCTTGGTGTAAATTACATAGTAAGCCCAATTTGTGCGGGTTTTGGTGTAAATATTCCTCAAGCAGATATGTCAGTAATGATGCCCCTTTTATTGGGAATGTTAGGAATGGCAGGCGCAAGAAGTTTCGATAAACTAAACAAAACGGATACAAAAAAATGAGTTTCAAATTATCAAGTAGATCGCTAGGCAAACTTGAGGGTGTCCACCCTGATATGGTTGACACTGTGCAAAGAGCGATAGAACGCACAACTGTTGATTTCGGAGTTACATATGGTGTTAGAACTCAGGAAGAACAGCAACGTCTTTTTGACATGGGGCGCAGTCAAACAATGAAGTCTAAGCATTTAATTCAAGACAGTGGATTTTCACACGCAGTTGATTTAGTTGCCTATGACGGTTCAAATGTTGTCTGGGAAATAAACGTTTATGACGACATTGCGGATGCAATGGCTAGTGCGGCCAAGGAAGTAGGCTGTCGGCTTAGATGGGGTGCAGCATGGCACATAGATGATATAGGTGATTTTGAAGGTTCTATGGAAGATGCTATGAATGAATATATAGATTTAAGACGTTCACAAGGGCGCAGACCGTTTATAGATGGCCCCCATTTTGAACTAAGATAAAAAAAGGGGTGCATCGCTCATACTCGACACACCCCACCACGATAATCGCGACTGTGCAAATCCTCTATAAAGGTTTTACCAAGGTCGTGCAAGTGGTTTAACAATTTTTGATGCTACATCACTAACATCGCAATAACCTTCTTGAGCATTTATTTGATCGTAGAGTGTATTATTATTTAGTAGTACACTCCAACAATCATCCTCAGTAGGAAACCAAATGCTAACATACATTATATGATCGAGAAGTGGATATCCAAGTGTTAAAAGCGTATAATATTCCATTGTGTTTTCTGCTCGTTTTTTTTATAAGAAATTAGGGGAGGCAAATGCCATTAAGTTAAGTGATGTTCGTTAATGTCGTTTAATCTCCTCCCCACGAATATTCCACGGCACCTTAGGCAAACTTATTCTGTGATTTTTAATTTTCTTTTTATCAGTTTCTATTGATGTTTTGCCGCCATACTGTTTTGCAAATTCAACACCAAATCTAAATGCGTGTGTTCTTAATTGATGACTGTCTATTCCCATTGCTCGTGAAGCTTCAACTATTGTCAAATGACTAAACATTTCTAATAATTCTTTTACTTCAATTGCTTGTTTTTTTCTTAACTCCTCCCAAGGTTTCATATTCTAACTCCTTCCTCCCTTAGTTTTGTAATTAATATTTTCATTGCTTCCTGCGCATCCCTATAGTCTTGCTTAACTGAGGGCGGTGCGTTGGGTAGTAAGGCTAGGGGTTCTAGCCTATCTATTTCCCTTTTTATACTGTCTCGAGTATCCCTATCCTCTGGTTTTATCTCCATTGTATTTATCCTTATGCCTGAAATAAGTTTTTAAATTTATTTTATGGGGTGTTTTTTGCCTTCTGTTTTCATACTGACAAGCGTGGCGCATAGTAGCGCACCCGTAACAATCGCAGTCAGGATTTAAAAATTCATCTTCATCATATGGATTTTCATATGGGTTGTTTATTCTTTCCATTGATCATACCCTTTATCCATTGCTTCCATTGCTTTCGAAATAACCATGCGGTGTGACGCTAGAGTTGTGTCTTCAGCGATATCAAAGCAATGGCTTTCGAGTGTCATTGAAACTGCAAAATATTGCTTTTCGGTTAATTCTACTTTTATTTTTTTACTCATTGCATCACCATAAAACTATCTATGTTTATTGCTAATATAGTAAAAAATATAGTCATAATTACTAAAATTATTTTATCTTGCCAATCAATCATCGAACCAACCTATTTCCCTTCCCGCAGCTTTAATTGCTCTGAACAACTCTATCGCTTGCTCTTGTGAGTGAAGGTGAACATACTGATAATCACCTTGTGGATCTTCAACAGATAAATGCTCATAATTATGTTCTTCTTCGGGATGACGAAAGACATTTGTATTTACGTGCAACAAGCTTTCCCATTCTTGTTCATTGTAATGTGAAACCGTTCTTATTAATGTTTTTGTATATTGCGGTTCTTCTTTTGCTTTTTTAGCCATTAGAAACTTTCCTTCCATAAATCATAAGCAGTATCATCAACTTCAACAGCTGCTAACTGCAACACTTCATCAATTTCATATTCAAATTCTTTTTCTACATAAGCACAAACACGCTTAGGTAATTGTTTTTGCTGTTTTTTAATGTGATTAGTCCAAAACATTTCTATGTTTTCAACACAGTGGTCACTATCTACATCAGCATAAATTTCTATTTTAAATTCATGGCCTCTGATGTCTAATGTTATGTCTGTGTTAACTTGTGCCATACTTTTTTTCTCCTGTTGGGAAGGGGCTTAAAGCCCCTCCGTTGGTGACAATGGAAAAACCTTTTTATGTTCGTCCAATATTTGTGTTGCTTCTGCGTATGGCAGGGCGGCTAAAGAATGGGTGTATGCCCTCTCTTCGGTTACTCCGTAGACAATAACCCATAGATCGTTTGTAGTTGTCCAAGTGCCATCTGCGCGACTTGGGTTTCTGGCGCGTGTATAGCGAAACTCTGGTGAGTTAATTGCGGCAATAAACTTTTCTCTATCTGTTTCAAAGTGTCTGTCCATGAAGTTTTTTCTAATTGTCATTTGCTTTTCCTTTATTGCTTATATGTAAATACTACAATAATAAAACGTAAACGTCAAGCACTTTTTTTGTAATTAAGCAACTTTTTTTGTAGGTCGCCAATATTGTTTTTTAAATCCAAAAGCGGGATGACCTGCCCAATATCCATTTATCCAAGTTTTCCATTTGCCTTTTCTTAAAACAGATTTTGGATGATGTTCTTTTGCGTTCTTCCAGTGACCCCTTCTAAAATGTAATGGTAGTTTATGATAGTTTTTGTCGTGTGGTGTTCGTGCTTTAACAGGCTTGTCGATGTTCCAAGAAACACGATGCCATGCGTCAGTAGCCATTCCCATAGCTAGTTTACTTCTACGTCTAGCGGCTCTGTTTATATTGGCAGGTTGTGCTTCTACAAATCTAGGCTGATTAATAATAGATAATAAAGTACACATATATTGCGTATAAATAAACTTTGACATTTGCCAATCTTGATTTTCTTGCTTGCCGTAAACATCAAATTGTTTATTTGGAACGGGCATTTCAAAGTTTTTAATTATACCATCTTCGGTTTCTTCAGAATGAATAACTCCACAAACTTGAGGGCAAACAAAGTTTTTTGTACCCGCTAATTTATTTACTTCTTTTTCGTTAGCGGTGTGTATCATAACAGAAAAGTTATGCCATGAAATATCTTTAACGTTTCCATCAATATCAAAAACATCGTGTTTTTTGCCTTCTAGCTGTAATGTAAAAAGCAATGGTTCTTGGCTACCGTCTGCCTCAGTTCCGTTAATAAAAAACGCAATACTAGGGGCGGGTAAAATACAATCTTCATTAGGTGGAGTGTCTTTGTCTGGAAACATATCTTTCATAGCTTCCCATGCGTAATCTTCTATCTGTGTGCAGTCAAAAAATTTTGTTTGACTTAATTGATTTGCAACCTGATTAGGTGTCGCCACTCTGTTCGGTGTCCAATTAAATCTTGCTTCGCCATTTTGTCTGTAATACTGCGTTAATTGATTTACATAATCAAACATTTCTATAGACATTTTTTTTCTCCCTTTCTGGGGGGCTATTACGCCCTCCCTTCGTCCCAGGCTTTTGGGTTTATTTTATAAGTGTCGGCAAGTTCGTCATTAACTGCCTTAACCGCCGATGCAAAAGCATCTTCATCATCTTCGAAAAGTTCGAAGGGCATAAAGGTGCAACTGGCTTCACTAGCCATAAAAAGATATGGTCGGTTTAGCCAAACATCGAGGCCGCTTGGCTCAACATCAATATCAGCAATCATGTGCCGATACTTTTTGTTGATAAGGTTAATGTTACGTTTAGCCATTTTGGCTCCTTTCTGGGGGCTTGCGCCCCCGCTAGGGTTAAGGTTACTTGTTGGTCTTAATAAACTCTTTTGCTTCATCAAGTGTTTTGAAAGTGTAAACCCAACCATGCATAGCAACTTCCCAGTTACCCCAAGTTGCGGTTTCGTCGTAAATTTCGTATCCGTAGTATGTCATTTTTTTTACTTTCTTTTCTGTTTATATGTAAAGTATAGGATAAAAAAACGTAAACGTCAACAACTAATTTAGTAAATTACGTAACGTCACTTTACAAAAATATATCTTGACATTTACAAAAATGTGTGCTATTGTTTACATACAAGTAAATTTTGCTTGTACGTTATTTGACAATTTAAAAAAGCAGTAAAGGAGTTTTGTCATGAAACAACATTATCTCGCGTTGGTTTTTATTGGTGGTGGTAATTCACACGCTATCAGACCAACTAAAGAGGCCGCTATTATGGCAGTTTTACAAGAAGTAAGATTTGCATGGAGTGGCTTATACAATTTAGATGATGCTTGGATAACCATTAATCTGTATGATGCTTCAAAACATGAAAATTTTACATGGTCACCCGCTGGAGTTTGGGGGTGTGACGCAGATAAAAATAATAAAGAAGATTTGTATGAAGCAGGATTAAAGCTTCCAGAGGTAGAATTAAAAGTACCAAAGCTAAGAAAAAATGGAAGTATATGGAGCAGAACTTATGAAAACAAATTGCGAGGTGCAGTTGAACAGTTAAGATTATAAATTTAAAGGTAGTCCCTTCGGGGGCTATCTGCTATCTAATGACTTTATGGAACTTATTAAAGTCGAATTAGAAGTGTCTGGTCAACCGCAAGGCAAGGGTCGGCCTAGGTTTACCAGAACAGGCAAAGCATACACCCCAGAAAAGACACGGGAGTATGAAACACGCATACACGCCGCTGCATGGCAGAAAATGCACGAAATGAAATTAGACCCAACGTCTAAGTTTTGCCATGTTGAAATTACAGCGTTTATGGAAATACCTAAGTCTTGGCCTAAAGTTAAAAGGTTAGAAGCGGAGTACGGTGCGATCCTGCCCACAACCAAACCAGACGTAGATAACATTATAAAGTCGGCTTTGGATGGTGCGGAGGGCGTCATCTACTACTCGGACACACAAGTTACTAGCGTTAATGCCAAAAAAGTTTATTGCCACCCAGACCGTGGTCCAGTGCTTTATATGGCGGTATCTTGGACAACATAAGACCAGTCAGGCCCGTATTTTTTACGCCATGTCTTTTTATCGTCATGGATTGCTAGTTTAGATTTATCCCATAAACCTTGATGATGGCCCTCACACAGCGGTATGGCTTCTAAATCACTAGCTTTTTGCATACTAAATCTATCATGAATAGGATGGTGTGCTGTTGTCGGGCTGTACTGCACCTCGCCAAATTTCTTACAAACGCAGCATGGCATTTCTCTTATTTTATCTAAATACTTTGCGTTGCGTTTTGTTTTATTTGCTTTCAAGCCAAGCGGTGGTTTATTTGCTAAGTTAGTTATTTTAGTACCATTTCTTGATGTTTTCTAATTATATCATTCATATTAGGTTTCGGCGGTATTTCTATAACTTTGTGGTCAACTTTGCCCTTAATTATTCTATCGATAACTACTGAAGAACTTTTATCATCAAATAAATTGAGTGTAATAACCATGTTATTTTCGTGATCAACTAAAGTAGCAAAACTCCATCTGTTTTTATGCGAGTGGGTCATAACCTATAGCCTCAGATAGTTTTTGCATAGACAGTTCAAAATAATCATTAAATTCTTTCTGGCTCATATCATCAAACGAAATGCTGTCCATAATACGCATATGTGCGCTTGCTAAACTGTTCCACCTCATTTTGACATATCCACACGCCCATTTCAATTCGCTGTGCAAATGTTGTTCTGTCGGCCATCTGTTTGTAGCATCGCAAACATTTTTGAGTGTTGCCCAATATAAATTGTGATGTGGGTTAGATCGTTTGCCTGTTGGTTGTAAATTAAAAACTTGATTGTCTTTGTATTCTTCAATTTTAACTGCATCATACTCAGTAGAGGGCATTAACTGCCCCCCACTTTTTACAACTTGTAATTTTAATTTACTCATAGTTTTGCTCGAAATAATCAGGCGTTAGTTCTGGTAAATTTGTTGCAGTTTGTTCACCGCTTATTCGTTTGCGTGTTCTAAAAAACCCATCATGTTCTGGATATCTCTCCATAAATTTTCTAGAAAACCAAGGAGTGTAATTGTTATTAAGCTTAAAAGTTGACTTTCCATCAACATCAGCTTGATCAGTTTCCCATCGAATACGCTCAAAAATAGCTTGTACTGAATAATTTTTAAAACCTCTCGCAATAATTTCTTTTGTAAATTTTACAAAAAGTCTAGAAACTTCTGGGTTTTGTTTGCTGAATGCTTCAGCTTGTTCATTAATTTCATCTTCTCTACTTTTTTCAATCATAACTTTCTTCTTTCTTAAAATGGAATTTCATCGTCAAAATCTTGAGCATTATTATTCTCTATTGTTTGCCCTTCAGCTAATCTTTTAGGTTCTGTGTTTTTACCTCCTAAAAGTTTAACATCTGTTGCATTAATAGATAAATATGTTTTGCCTTCATATTCGTTGCGTTTTAAATCTCCTGTTACTGCCACAAGTTTACCCTTTAGCAAATATGGTGCAATTTTAAATCTGAAGTAACGTACGCCAAAAAAAATCGTGCCTTTGTTTTCTCCATAGCCATCATCGACAGCTATAGAAAATTTTACAAAATCACTTTTATCGTTTGCTACAACTTCACAATCTTTGGTTAGATAACCAACTGCTGTTATACTTTTCATAGGTTTAACTCCATCTTTCTAGCTTCATAAACTTCTTCAACGTATTGTGATATGTCACTGTTTTGGACGTGTTTATCACTCCATCGTTTCCATTGCTCTATTGCTTCATCAAGAGCAATTTCACTGTCACAATATTTGAAACCTTTACGCCATTTTTCGATGTTGCGTCGCATGTCAGGGTCAAGTTCTTTTAGTGATTGTGCTAATTTAAATTCTTCAGCCTCTTCTTGGCTGTAAACATCACCACTTAATTCAAGCAATTTTAGAATAACTCTATCTTTTGCTCTTTTTTCTGCCATTGCATAAGGATAAGAATTTTTGTTGTTATATGGTGATGCTTCACCGATACTTTCTTCAGTTGCATCTTTGTAGTGTCCTCTAACACTTATTACAGCATACTTTTCTTTTACTGCACCCTCTATCACTCTCATATCATCGAAAGTAATGCCTTTATAAACAGCAATCTTTTCTAGTGCTTTATGCAATATAACAGGCGTACCATGACAATCCCATGTCGATGAAGCCTCAGTAAGTTTAACTTCTTTTAATAAATCTACTAATCTTTCTGGTAATTTCTTCATTTTCTTTCTTTCTCAGTTTTTTCTTTAATAAAATCAAATTTATTTAAAGGCATTTGATAGCCTTTCTAATTGTACTTCTATTTTACCCATTTCAGAATTTTCATAATCGTCGTAAGCTTTATCTATAGCTTTCTCGATAATTTTATGCCAACCATTAGGGAAATACTCATGCTTTGGAGCATCAGTATTTGATAGCTTTTTAGTATATTCTAAAACTGCAGCTGTTATAGCGTGTTTAACAGCAACTTGTGGTGGACGCTTTTTAGTATCCATATAATTTCTCCTTTTTGCTATTTTTTGACTTTACTTAATTTTTTGTGTACTGTAAAGAAGAAAATAACGAAATGTAAACAATAAGAGGTTTAAATGGAAAATAAGGTTGTATTAAGTCTTGAGGAAATTAGACACAAGTTAAGAGATAGAAACTTAACGGCTGTTGCAAAAAATGCTAATGTATCAAGGCCCGTTTTATATCAAATTATTAACAATGAAACAGATCCAAAGTTTTCTACAGTTGAAAGATTGTCTGATTATTTGCAAGAATAATTAAACCCCCGAAGCTAAAAAACTCCGAGGGTTATGAGCAATAAAGAAGAAGTATTATACTAATACTACAGACTACAAGGAGTAATCTTGAACAATGAGTAATCTAGTTTCAAATGTAATTCAAACAAAATTAATTGGTTCGCCAACAAAAAAAGCAATTTTAATGTATATGGCCGACAAAGCAAGTGACGATGGCAGCGGTATTTGGGTAAGCAAAGGCAATATGGCAGCGGACTTAGAAATGTCTAGTCGCGCTGTTCGTCAGCATATAAAAGAAATGTTGGCAATGGGTGTTTTAAAGGTAACAGGGCAAAAAGAGTGTCGTCACGGTTACACAATAGATTATCAAATTAATTTACAAATAGTTAGCCAATTACCTTCAACTAGACCACCCCTGAATGACGTTCACCCCTACCACGGAATGACATTCAGTAGTACCCCTGCACACGGTTCACCCAAACCACCCAAAGAACCATCCACTGAACCTATTATATTAGTACGTTCTATTGATGTGGTTGTTGAACAGTTTAATAAGTTTTGGGAAACATATCCAAGAAAAACGGCTAAAGCGGCGGCGCAAAAAGTTTTTGCAAGAGCATTAACTAAAATAGATTTTGAGCCAATGATGGAAAAATTGAATATATTTGTAGAAATACACAGAGATACAAAAAAAGAGTTTATTCCCCATGCTAGTACATGGTTAAATCAGGAGCGTTGGAATGATGAATACGCGCAGCCAAATAATAATTTAGATTTACAAAAAACAGTTTTAAGCGAGATGTTAAATGCGAAATGAAGAATTAAAAACAAAAACACTAAAAATGCTAGGCAGATTAAATGCACCTAGGGCAGTGCAGAACAATGATGAAAGCATGAAAAGCGAAGCAGAGTTTTTATGCAATCAGATTATAAAATTGGCTCCAAGCAGAAATTATAATGAATGGTTTGTTGATTTCGAAACAACATTATTAAGTAATCTAGAAACTAGAACGTGGCCGACAGCAAAAGAAATAAGCAAAGCGGCAAAAACAATTGCTCCGAAACGACCTGAATTTAGGGAACTTGCGCCTGAAAAATATCAGCCTAATGAATTGAAAATAAACGCAAATAGAATAAATAACAATGAGCCAGTAGGTGAAAATTATGTAATGGGGGCAATGGCGGAGCAGATGGTTAGGGCGGGTCTTGTGGCAGAAAAGCAACTAGAACCATATAAAGAATACTTGAAACGTATGAAAAATGATTAAATTGTGTTATACAGGTCGTGAGGTTTTCCAACTCCTCCCTGTTGGATTGATCCGCTTTATACTGCTTTTTTACGGACGATCATACCTCACCAACTTCCCCTGCCTTGCGCGGGGGATTTTTTTCAGTATAATACACAAGCAACAGAAAGGGCGCACCCATGAATGGACGGTCTTGGAACGAGCATTGCCATGACAAAAAATAAAGGTGGCAGACCAAGGATTGAATTAAATCCTGAACAAAAACAAGAAATAGAAACGCTTGCAGCCGTTTTGAATACAGAACAAATAGCTGATTATTTCGGTATTAGTAGACGGGTTTTCTTTGACATATTGGACAGGGATGAGGAGGTTTCTGCACTATATAAAAAGGGGCAAGCAAAAGCTGTTGGTTTTGTGGCACAAAATCTTATTCAAAAAGCAAGAAATGGTGATCTCGGCGCACAAATATTTTATTTAAAAACAAGGGCAGGATGGAAAGAAACACAACGTATTGAGGGTGCAGGGGATACTGGTGAACATGTCGTTGCTTATAAATGGTTAGATGATGACGACGAGGACGATTAATTACAGACCAAGACAATTAGTAAAAAGCTTTCACAAAAGAAAAGAAAGATTTGCTGTTATTGTTGCACACCGGAGATTTGGCAAAACAGTTGCAGCTATAAATGATTTAATTAAAACGGCATTAACAACAAATAGAAAAAATGTAAGAGTTGCTTACATTGCTCCATATTACAGACAAGCAAAAGCGATAGCGTGGGATTATCTTTTAGAATACACAAAAGATATAGAAGGCGTTAGATACAATGTTGCTGAATTAAGAGCAGATTTCCCAAACGGTGCAAGGTTTCGTTTATTTGGTGCAGATAATTATGATGCTATGCGTGGTTTGTATTTTGACAGTGTTGTTTTAGATGAACCTGCAGATTTTCCTGCAAATGCTTGGCCGACAGTTATTCGACCGTCACTAGCAGACAGACAGGGTAAAGCAACATTTATAGGTACTCCAAAAGGAAAAAATGAATTTTGGGAAATATTCAACAATGCTAAAACAAATAAAAATTGGTTTTGTGCAATCTATAAAGCTGATGAAACAGATATATTAGATCCAAAAGAATTAGATGAAGCTAGAATTACAATGGGCGAAGATCGTTACGCTCAAGAGTTTTTGTGTAGTTTTGAGGCTGCAATACAAGGTGCATATTATGCACAAGAAATGAAGACAGCAAAAACAGAAGAAAGAATTACAACTGTTCCTTATGATCCTTCTGCTAGTGTTATTGTAAGTTATGACTTGGGAATAGGTGACAGTACAGCTTTATGGTTTGCTCAATTCATAGGGCAAGAAATACATCTAATAGATTATTATGAAAATAGCGGTGTAGGTTTAGACCACTATGCAAAAATATTAAATGAAAAAGCATATAACTATGAAGCACATATTTTGCCTCATGATGTAAGAGTTAAAGAATTAGGCACAGGCAAAAGCAGATTAGAAACATTAGAAAATTTAGGCATTTACAATATAGAAATTGCACCGAGATTAAGTGTTGATGATGGCATACAAGCAACACGGTCTATGCTTAATAGATGTTGGTTTGATGCTGAAAAGTGTGAACGAGGCATAGAAGCGTTATTACAATATCGTAGAGAATTTGATGAAAAACTAAAGTCTTGGCGAGGCCGACCGCTGCATGACTGGACATCACATGGAGCAGATAGTTTTAGATATTTAGCAGTTGGTTATAGACCAATAAAAGATTGGGGCGAACCTATAAAACGAAATCTGAAGGGTATAGCGTAAATTAAATTTATATGTTATAGAGATTTTATATAGGAGGGTCGACATGGCAAAAAAGACAAAAAAAGTCTGGGAAAGTAAGAACCCCACCCCCAAGAGTAAACGCAAAAAAATGACTGCGGCCCAGAAAGCAAAGGCAAAACGCACAGCTGCTAAAGCGGGTCGACCCTACCCTAATATGGTTGATAACCTAAGAGCCATGAAGAAAAAGAAAAAGAAATGACACTGACGATAGATCATATAACGCCTGCAAATGGTTTCCCTAATGACATGTCAGACGAAGATAAGATTTTTGTTTACGGGCAAAGTTTAGGTTTTCCTGAAATGTCAGATGATGACAAGATGTATTTATTAAAAGAGGGTTTACGATATCATGTTACAAGAAACGAACATGAGTTTATAAACCCTTATTATGATCCAAACCAAGTATTAGATTTATTAAAAGAAAGGAAAGAATAATGCCTATGGGTAAAGGAACTTACGGTTCAAAAGTTGGAAGACCACCAAAAAAGAAAAAGAAGAAAAAAGGCAAAAAAAAATAAATGGCTTACACTAGTTTATTAGACATGTTTGATGGCGGCGGTGCAGGTCGCTCGGGTTCTTCATTTCAAGGCGGCGGTTTATTAAGTTCATTAGCCAATGCTTTTGCAAAACCTATAGGCTCACAGCGTAGAAAAGCTGATAACATGTCTAATATGATTAATCAGCTGCAAAGCGGTATAATGTCAGATGCTTCGATGCGGCAAGATGATTTTTCTGGTTTGAAGAGGGAAGAAATACCTATTTCAGAAATAATTTTAGACGACATAACATTTGAAGAATTTGAAACATTTGCTGAACCTATATTTTTAGAGCGTGGAATAGAACCTTCATTTGACATTATGATGAAAGCATATGTAAACTATTTAAATAGGCCATAGAATGGCAAAAGACCCTAGACTAAAACGAGCAGGAGTTAGCGGATACAACAAGCCTAAACGTACCCCTAGCCACCCTAAAAAATCCCACATTGTTGTTGCAAAAGAAGGTAGTAAAATTAAAACTATTCGCTTTGGTCAACAAGGTAAAACTGGTGATAAAACCATGACGAAACGAGCTAAGTCATTTAAGGCAAGACATGCTAAAAATATAGCTAAAGGCAAAATGTCTGCAGCATATTGGGCAAACAAAGTAAAATGGTGAAATAATGGCTTTAACAACTTATGCAGAATTGCAAACTTCCATAGCAGAATTTTTAAACCGCGATGATTTGACTGCAAAAATACCAGATTTTATTACATTAGCTGAAGCGCAAATGAATGCTGAATTGCGGCATTGGCGCATGGAAAAAAGAGCAACAGCAAGTCTTGATAGTCAATATACAGCTGTTCCTACAGACTTTATACAGCCTGTTAGATTTGCAATAACAGGTTCACAAATCAGCAGTTTATCGCAAACAGACAGTAAAACTATAACTGATTTAAGAGCAGCTAATAATAATGCGTCAGGTAGACCAACAGAATATACTATTATTGATGGTTCAATAGAAGTATTTCCAACACCAGACACAACATACACTTTGGAATTACTTTATTATGAAAATTTAGATGCATTAAACAATGTAAATACATCAAATTGGGTTTTGCAGTATTATCCTAATGCTTATTTATACGGTTCACTATTACACTCGGCACCGTATCTAATGGAAGATCAAAGAATACAAACTTGGGGTGCATTTTACAGAAAGGCAATTGACGATATTAATTTTGATGCGGTAAAATCTAAAACAGCGGCTGATGGTCGTAGAATTAAAATAAGGAGTTATTAAATGGCAAGTATAGGCGACAGAGTATTGGATAACGGCTTGACTGTTCTCGATACTGAGGCATCGAGGGTAGACATTACGTCACAAGAGGCAACAAGCTATGCAGAAGCAACAAGTACATATACACTTGGAAACACAACAAGCATAAGCATATCAGCCCCTGCAGATCGAACTGGTGGTGGACGTAAAGTCACACTTTCAGCAATATCAGGTGCAAGTGTTACTGGAACAGGCAGCGCAACACACTATGCAATAACAGATGTAAGCAACACAAGATTATTAGCAACTGGTTCTTTAACAACGCCACAATCTGTTGCTGCAGGTAACACATTTAGTTTGCAAGCCTTAGATATCGGCATACCAGACCCTGCATAAGGATTAAAATATGCCTGCTGTTGGTAATAGAATAAAAGTTG